GACGCAGAGGCAAGAATAGAAAAATATAGAGAAATTACTAGAATAAAAAGAATACAAAACCAATCTCAGCTTGAAATTGATAAAGCTAACGAAACTAAAACAGAAGTAGACAGGAGGTTTGAAAGAAGAGATTTAATGAACTCTGTTGACTATAATTTTTCTAAAAGTGAATTTGCATCAAGACGGTATGAAATCGAGAAAGCAACTGCTTTGCGTGAGGCTCAAATTAATGCAAGCGTTTTGTTGAATGAGGAACAAAGAACAGATCTTGTACGGAAAAACCAAGAAATGCAAACCAAGTTAATGACAGATTTAACAAAAGATATTAAGCAAACTGTCATTGCCATGAAACAAGAAACGGCTCAAACAAGATTAAATATATATAGAGACAAAGGTGGCAATCAGTTTCAAATAAATGCAGAACAACGGAGGATGGATGAAGAGCGTTTAAAAAAAGAGAAACAAGACGAACTAGATAAAGCAAAGAAAGAAAAAGAGGGGGGGGATATAGATGACAAGGAATATGAAGAAAGAACTAAGGAGATTGAAGAAAAATACAAAGCAAAACTAGAAGAGTCTAAAAACGCAGCTAAGGATGTAGTTTCGACAATCCGTCAAATGGTTAGAGATTCTTTGATCAATGATTTATCAGCTGGGCTTACAGACGTAATAATGGGTGTCCAAAAACTAGACGATGTCTTAAACAACCTAGCTAAAAACATGCTAAACGGACTTATCAACATAGCTATCAAATCATTAATGCAATCATTAGTAGGAGCAGGAGGGATTCTTGATTCATTATTCAAATCAATTGGAGGAATATTTGGAGGAAATAGCGGCGGCGAAGTCCCAAGTGCCAACGATGGAGGCGAAGTATCCAGCCAATACAAAGGAGGAGTAATCAAGAACTATGCTGGTGGAGGCATAATTCAATCATTAAATGAAGCAATTGTCAGAGAGAAAGCTGCAAATGGAGGAATAACACCAGTAGTAGCAGTATTAACGCCAGGAGAAAGAGTGTTGAGTGTTGCTGACAATGCTAAGTTCCAGTCGATGGGATTAGATAAAGCAATTAAAAACAACAATATTGAATCCGTAATGAACTATGCCATGGGAGGCAACGTAAGCAATAGCGAATTAAAAGTAAGAAACATAATGAACTTTGCAAGTGGTGGAGTTATTCCCCCATCTCCTGGACTAGGAAATATTAATCAACCAACAACAAATACAACTGTAAATGTGCCTATAACGATTGAAAGTCAAGATGGTGACAAATCACCGTCCATAGATCCAAATGCGATGCAGAGTGCTATTAAAACAGCAGTAATAGTAGAAATACAACGTCAACAAAGACAGGGTGGAATACTTAAAAGATAGATTGGCAACTTTTATTTAAGAGCAGCTAGGGAGCAAAAAAATGGCTGAATACAAAGAAGTTCCTTCTCAAAATAACGATTTATCTTTAGTGTCATCTGTCGCGTCTCAATTGATTATAGACGCATTTCCTATCTTATTTTCTTTAATAAGTGCATGGATAATTTACTTGATTAAGAAAAGTGTAAAAACATTAAATGACAGAATAAATTCCATGAACACATTAAATACACCATCCTTTACCACTAAAGAGGAGGAATACATTAAATCATATTTACAAGAGCTGATAAGTGCAGGATTTAATAGAGTTACATTATTCTTTTTGGATCAGACAAAGAGGACTGATAAAGGCATATTTGCAGATAGCTTTTCCACCTGGATAGAAGTATGTGCTAAAACAAAAAAAATGCAAGTTTTAGACAATAAATGTATTTATTCTTACGTATCATTGCAAGTTAATTTTTTATTAGAATCTGGTGATAAATATGTGTTTTCTAATGTCAAAAATGGCAAGGTATGCCAAACATGGTTAGAGTCGAGGAAGACTTATAGCTATATGTTTTACTTAATTGAAGGCAAGTATGTTGGATTTTTGTTATTAGAAAGAGTATGTTGCCATATTATTAAATGCCCACAAGTTAAAAAAGCAGCGGAGATTGCTGCTCTTATAGAGAATGTAATCCAACAATCTTAGACTTTAGCGAATACCACTTTCTCAGGCTGATCTTGATACTTGCCTTGTCTTTGACTATAGCTTGTAGAGCAAGTCTCACCTTCAAAAAACAGTAATTGTGCTATTCCCTCATTTGCATAAATTCGGCAGTCAGCACCGGAAGAATTGCTAAATTCTAATGTTAAATGTCCACTCCATCCAGCTTCAACAGGAGTGATGTTAGCAATCAATCCAACTCTGGCATAAGTGCTTTTACCAACACAAACAGCAGTTACATTGTCAGGCATTGTAATTTTCTCTAGTGCAACTCCCAATCCATAAGAGTGGGCTGGAATTACAAAAAACTCTCCATATTCATCTTTTTGCAAAGGCACAGATTCTAGATTTGTTCTAATAAAATTCTTGGGGTTGACAACAGTATTGTTATCATTTCTAAACACCCAGAATTCTGTGTCAGACAAACTAATATCATAACCATAAGAAGATAATCCATAACTAATTCGCTTGCCATTGTTGTATTTAACAAGTTGTGTTTCATATGGTTGAATCATCCCTTTTTTACATTCTTCTAGAATCCACTTATCGTTTTTAATCATAATTTGCTTACTGGATTTGTTTGACGTGAGTGAACTATTAAGACTGTTTGCTGTTCCCAGCTACTTACAGTATTGGCAATGTGTTAACACCAAAATACCGGTTAAATTCCGGTAATACTTCAGCAGTAAAGCAGAACTACAACAGAAGTAAAACGGAACTAACACAATATTTAATATTACACTTGTGTTAAGTATTCAAGTTCTTTTATTTTAGATATCATGTCATCATAAATAGCACTTGATTTTTGATATTTATGATGATTTTTACCACCAGAACTTGTTCCCCATAGAGCTTTAATTGTGCGTTCTTTGCCTATGTTTTTGTCTAGAAAAAACTTCAACACTAAAAGCTGCTGCTCTGATGACAGCCCATAACTATCATCAAATAACGGCTCAGTTTCGTCTATATCCCCAGACATTAAGGCAGCGATTTTTAGCTTCACTAAGCTAGTTACAAATTTGTTTTTAGACTCAAATGCTTGTACACTATCCTTTTGAGCTGTTTTGGAGAAGTGAGTATACACTTCACCTTTCTCGCTATCTTGTGCTTCACTATAGCTATAGGCAATTTCGTCATTTTGGTAAGGTGAATCTACATTTGTTAACTCCTTGATTTCAGTATTTGATAACGTGTAATCTACATCTTTGACATACAATCCTTGCAGTCTTTCTAGCTTGCCATTGTAATTAGCAATTAAGTCACCTTTACCACACAAATTCTTGGAGTTTAAAGTGCCATCTTCTACTCCTAAAATTATAGCACTATCCTGGTGTTGGATAGTCTTTAATGCAATGCGAGCAGGTATGTTAGAGCGTATCCTAGGCGTGACAATTGTCGCATCAGGACGCTGAGTAGCTAATACAAGGTGTATTCCAGCACTTCTCGCTCTCTGTGCTAGTTGAGATAAACAATCGTTAAAATCATCTTTACTGTCTCCTACCATGAATGTTGCGTATTCATCAAAACACACCACAACTCGTGGCATAATATTCTTAGGATTTTCTCTATTGTATTGAGATAAATCCCGTGCTTTATGTTTTTTGAATAGCTCATATCTACTTTCCATTGTGTTAAGTAAATTGTGCAACAAAGTAAGAGCGTCTTCTTGTTTTGTTACCAACTCAACTTGTTTGTATTTTTCAAAAATATCAAACTCAACTAGCTTTGGATCAATCAAAAATAGTCTGCATTTATCAGCAGGAAATCTATCCAGCAAACTAGTTATGCAAGCTACTAACCAACCACTCTTGCCACTACCAGTAGTTCCAGCAATCAATAAATGAGGGGAGTTAGCATCTGATAACGACACTTCAACAAGATTGTTGTTGATGTCAACTCCAATAGGAACAGTGAACTTCTCAAGAGAATAATTCAAATTGTTTGAGTATTCTTGATATTCACAAAAACGTCTTTCTGAGTCTGTCTTTGCTACATCAATCGAGACATACTTGCTTTGACATGAAATCAGTGGAGGTGTATCATACCCCATATGAACTTTTAGAGTATCTGACAAATTATTAAATTTTTGATAATGCACTCCTTTGTCAGGCACTATCTTGAATCTAGTAAACGTAGGAGAATCTATTGGCTCTCCATCTATTGTTGCTTTGATGCCTAATTTTAAGAGTGTATCTTCTAATGGATGCAGAACTTCTAAGTCTACTTCTGGACTAGAAGCAGGAGGCAACAAAGCATTTTTGATTTGTTGTTCTGAATTTAAATAAACATCCCCAGAAGCATTAGCATAAGCCGTAAAGTAATGCTCTTTTTCTATGGCAAGTCTATCAGCTTCATCAATATTGTTTTGGGCATATTTTAACAATACCATAGAGTACATTACTGCTACGGCACTACTTGCTACTCGCAACTCTTTAGCATTTTTCCAGCTAATCATTGCAGGTGTAAAAACTAAAATTGTTACTCCAATTAAGTTGTACAACACAACTGGACTTAATTCAAATTTCTTGTGTACAACTTTAGGCTTTGCTTTTGATTTAAAAAAGAACATAATACCTCCCTTTAAAATGAATAAGGAGGCAAGTAATGGTATCCACTTGGCACCTCCCAAACAATTAATTCAAATGACTAAGGACAAGTCCTAGTCCATAAAATATTCCAACTAAAAGTAGTATTTTTCTTGTAGCTGGAAACAGAAATCCACAAATACATGCAAACGTAATTACTGTTATCGTGACAGAACTAGAAGGTGGATAATAGCGGGATAAATAGCCAGTAAAAGCACCAAAAGCTATGACGATTAGTATTTGATTGGCTCCTAACATCCACCTTGCTGAATTCTGAATATCTGTCATTCTTTCGTCTTCCATCATTGACAAATTCCTTTGATAATGTTTGCTGTAGAATCGCCTACAATCCTTGCTGGGTGCAAGTACCTTTTGACGCTAAAAGGCAATTGTTTTTTGTATTCCTTTCGAGCGGCATACATCATCTTGTTCTTGTCATTTAATCTTTCAGCAGTTGCCATCATTGACTTTTCAAAAGCATTGTTTGCATTAAACATTTCTTCAACACTTTTGGTTTTTCTTTCCACTGCTTTTAGATATGTTTTTACTCTTGCAGCCATTTGTTCTGTCGCAGTTGCGTCTTCAGTAATTTGCTTCACTTCCTCCTCACTTACTTCGTAAACGTATGGGAAAATTGGCTTATTGACTCCATACAAAATGTTTTCTAATTTGTCTCCTGTGTTAGAGAAAAATCCTTTCAATGTGCTAAGCATGTGTCACCTTACTTATGAGCAGATTGAACTTGTGCCTGACTTTGACACTGTGATGGTGCTGTCCAGTTAGATACTGCAACAAATGCACACAAGCCAGCAGCAATCGATAAAGGCACAAGGACACCGGACAGCGCGTTGTCAACGTGTGAATTAATTGGTGAATAATGCGTTTCTATTTTGTCATGCAAAGTACCACCATTTTCCAACTTAGTATTAGTAATCTGAGTTACTACACGACTTGTGATTTGTTCTTTTCCGTTAAACATGTTATTTTCTCCGGGTAATTTGAATTGAATTAGATGATGAAAATTGCATATAGACACCACTTAAAAAAGCAGCTGCACCTAATGCCGTTAATACAACTGGATTGACTACAGCAGTGGCAACAGCAAAATAACTTGCTATAGTCGCTACTCCTGCTACACTTGATACTCCTAACAATGTGTCAATCATGATTTTAATTAACTCCTTTCTTCTTTTTAGAATTTGCTGAAGCATCTCAATTTGCCCAATCGATATTGCTAACTCTATTTGCGCTAAAGTCGATTCATTAACCAGTCTGATTACATCCCAAATGATTGTGTCATTTGCGTCACTATGTTTTTCAACCTGGCTTTTTGCTCTTCTAGAGTTTTTTTTAATTCATAGGCTCCTGACAAGCTGTTCCTTGTCTGCTTGTGCAGTTCAAATGAAGATTCTTTGGCTTTTCCGATTAAACTATCTGTGAGATTAGTTTGTTGCTCAATATGATGTCTAAGCAATGCTTCAGTGACTTGTTGGCGTGCTGTAAAATATGTAATGGTTTCATTAATGCCAGCAACAGAGCCAAGTATACGAGCTTGTTCTACTTGAATGCCAGTTGTCTCTTCTGCTAATACTTTCTGAGCTTCAGCTAATGTCTCAACTGTTTCTATTGGCGCTTGGTATGGACTAATCTCGCCTTCTCCAATAGCGACAGACTCCTTAACTGGCTCTTGACTAACTTGACTTTTTTGAGCAGCAGCTTGGATTTGCTTCCACAACTCGCTGTCCTCTGACAAAGTCGGAAAAGCTTCACTAGGAGCGACATTAATGCCAGGCTCTTGATTTAGTCTTGTTACCAACTCTTTGACTGTCCAGCCAATTGATGCTGCGACATCTTTAACTGTTGCTTTCTTGACTGCCATTTTGTTCCTCCTTAACTCTTTGGTTGATTTTTTGATACTCCTTCTTAATAAAGGACTTGTCTTTGACGTGTCTGTACTTTTGTCTAACTTGTCTAATTTGCCTTAACACTTCAACTTGTTGTTTTGAATCTATCGGCAAACCATTTAATCTGTAATTGTCATCTGTATACTCATTAAACAAATCAATATACGTTGATGCAATTCTGATTAACTCTTGAACAGTTCTAGTAGATACTTCCAGCTCAAGTGCAATTGCTTCTCTGGTGCAATCAGATAGCACCACCGATGACTGAGTTTTCCTCCTATACTGTCTTTTGTGTTTAACAGGATACAAGATGTCTGTATCCATTTTTCCTCCTTACTTCCGTCTTACTTCCGAACTATTTCTGGAATGTTTCTGGAACTATGCTTAAACTATAAGAATAAAGTATATATAAAGCAAGTGTACTCTGTACACAAATAGCGTGGACAAAGTACACAGTTTTTGTAATTAAATTAGTTTTTAATGTAAATTCATCAAAACTCTAACGTTGGGCATACCTTGCTGCTCCCAAAGAGTGTCTAATGCTTTGCAAGCAACAAAAGCAATTAAAGGTGTTTTTCTGCTTTTGGCACTTGTCTCAGGTACAGCCCAAGATTTAAAAGTATCCGGACTAATTTGCAGCACCCAAGACATCTCGTCTATCGTTAATTTCCACTTTTGTTTAAATTCTAGTGGACACATGAGTCTATCCAAAGAGGAATATTTGTCTGGGATAGGCTTAAATTTAGTTATAATTTCCATGTATGTTACCTCCATTAGTCCGACAAAAGTCGGACTTTTTTGCTATGTACATTATACATAATGTATAGTTAATTTAGTAAGCAATGAGAGGTAATATGAAACAAGTTTCCGTGTCTGTATCAACTGATGTTTTTGCTGTTTTACAATCAATCCATCAAGAAACAGAAGAATCTATCAGTTCAATTGTGAATAGATTAGTTGTTAGTGGATTAATACAGGAGCTAGAACTACGGAACAAGATAAAGATATACATGAAATTAAAACGCAACGAATCCGAGGTTTAGTAAGTATTTAATCCTGGGAATCCACCAAATGGTAATATACTGCCTGCACCAAATCTTGTTTCACAAGCTGCAATAGTTTTTGCACAGAAATCTTCACTTGCATTTTGGGTTGGCTCATTATTTATTGTAAATTTTGCAGGATTAGCGTAACTGCATTCTGGACTACGATATACCCAAGTGCAGCTACGCACCATTACTCTAGCTGGCAATGTTATTCCCTCAACGTCAAAGGCAGATCCAAGTCTGAATTTTGCGTTAGTATAGTTCTCTTCTACTAGCTGTTCAATAACATAAATTTGTATTGGCAGTTCTTTTACCCCAGCATTAGCATCTACTTGTCCATCTAAAAATCTTTTTTGAGTCACGCGCCTTTTGACGTGTGTGCCTTCCAGTCTGTATGCTGGATCTCTACTGTCTTTTAGCCATTTAGTTAAAATACCACCAACGTTAGATACAGTTAATGTTGGAGTAGGAATAGTACCACGTCCGATTAAATCAAATCCTTCTCCTTGGCATCCAACTGCATAATAAGTTTTGCCTTCAAAGACAACCCATGGTGTGTTTTCATCAATAGCTATACTACCAATCCTAATTGTTTCAATCATTGTTGATGGCACGTTAGGATTTTGTGCAGCTTCATCTTTATTTATATCTTCCACTCTGTATTTATATATTTCATATAATTCTATAAATGAATCTGGATTCAAACTTAATAAATTTGGAATCATAAAAATCTCCTAACTTGTTCAAATGTAGCTGAGAATAAATCAATACCTTCTCCCAATGCTTGTATAGTCCATTCTGTACAAGAGTAAAGCATAGTGTCATTTTCCACTCTAAATGCTTTGCCATTACGTTCTCTCAAGAATGTGTCTACAGCAGTTCCATTAGTTATATTAACAGACACAGAGAAAGTAACATTTGTGGTATTGATTTTAGTTCTTGATGATCTTGCCTCAATTGTGTTAGGCTGGTATTTAGTTACAATAATATTTGATTGCTCTGACTTTGTGCTGTCCCAATTTGGAACCAAAGGAATAATAGGATAACTCATGATCTCTGTCTTCCTAGAAGGTGAATTAGGCGATTTATTTACAAGCAAACTTGATTTAGCGGTAGAATCAGTTGCTGAAGTACTTCGTGCTTTAAAAGCTAATTTTAGCAATTTTTTAAGTTATTTACAAGATGCTGAAAATCGTGGCGTAAGATATCGCATAGTTGTTGGACATGAAAACATAACTAACGATAAAATTGACAAGCTTAGCTGCCCAATATCTAAGAAAGTACGTAACATTAGAATTGTCCCTGTGCTTGCTGGTAGCGGAGATAATTGGTGGATGTGGCTCGGCGCTGCTGCAATGTTTGCTTTAGCTATTTGGGTTCCAGGTGGAATAACTATTTGGGGAACTCCACTACTTACATCTAGCACCACAATTTTATTAGGAAGTATTTTACTACTTGCTGGTATTAGCTCTTTATTTAAGCCAGCCAAGCCGGAAGAGGAGCCAACGAGTAAAACGATAGGAGGATTGCCTAACAACACACAAGAAGGCGGTAGAATGCCTGTTGTATACGGAAGAATACAAACAGGTATGTATGTTATTTCAAGTAGAGTGGATAGTTCAATTAGTGGTAATCCACTTCAGATAAGATTTCAAAATCAAACTTCATTTGATCCTGATTCATACCAAGCAAATAGTGAACTTGCTACTCTTCAATTCTTGGGAGATCCAAATAACTCTCCTGTTACTTTCTCTTTAGTGCAAGGGGATGGAGATACTTATAATTCTCGGTTTATAATATCTGGAAATAAATTAATTTTTAACCCACAAGGATTTTTGACAGAGGATCTATATTCAACTGGATATAATTGCTCTTTAGACGATGGGGCTGGTTTTGTTGTGTGCAGTTCTTTTTATATCAATACAAATGTCAACCCTTGGACAATTCGTGTTAGAGCAGTAACATCTGGATTATCTCAAAATTACGATTATTCTCAAAAACTAGAAATACATTGGAATGTAGGATATGAGTATGGTGCTTCAGAATATGAGCATGGTGGTTCTTAACCATGAAACACAAAAAACATAAAAAAATCCAAGGAAGTGGCGGCGGTAAAGGAGGAAGAGGAACTCCTAATGTTGCTAGAGTGACAGGGACAAGTACTTCGATTGCTTACATTTTAGGAGCAATCTCAGAAGGCCCAATACAAGGTTTTGGGACAAATCCATTGACTAGAGTTTATCTAGATGAAACTCCAGTCAAAAATGAAGATAATAGTGATAATTTCAAGAATGTTCAATTTGACTATCGTGCAGGAACTCAAATTCAACCACCAATTGAATTATTTGGATTTGGAGATACTATTTCAAACGAAATATCTGTAAATGCAGCAGTAGAATGGAATGGAGAAGGAAATAATCTTGGTGTTACTCAACAAATTCAAGGTGGTATTCCTGATGAAGTTAAAGTAAAATTGTCTTTTCAAATGCAAAGACAGAATCCAGATAATGGTAATATTGAAACAACTAATATAGAATTTCAAATTATTATACAACGAGAAGTAAATAATGCTTATGAAACATTATTTACTTATTACAATGTAGTTTCTGGGCGTTATTCAAGCCCAACAGAATTTGATTATAGATTTAGATTTCCTCCAGTTACTGGGTTGGGTAATTTATCTATTAAAGTTATCAAACTTACTTTAGATAATGCAGAAACTGAAAAGACTGGATATCAACGCAGTATGTCGTTTGTTTCTTACGCAAAAATTACAAACAAAAAATTAAATTATCCAAATACAGCTTTAACAGCTTTTTCATTTGACACATCTGGGTTTAGCTCAGTCCCAAATGTCTTATTTGAAGTTTTTGGGAGATTAGTACAAGTTCCAAGTAATGCCATAATAGATGGATTGAATAGACGTATTCTTTACGAAGGTGTTTGGAATGGAGTTTTCCAAACGCCAAACGTAGCTGTTTCAGATCCAGCATGGATTTTATATGATTTAATTACAAATACTAGATATGGACTTGGCAAGTATATTGATACTAAACAAATAGATAAATGGGGATTATACGAAATTAGTAAATACTGTAATGAATTAGTTCCAAGCGGATATAGCACAAATGGTAGCCCAATTTATGAGCCAAGATTTCAATGTAATATTGTCTTACAATCTAAAACAGAAGCATATCAAGTACTGGAATCTTTAATATCAATATTTAGAGGATTTGCTTATTGGCAGGCTGGAACAATAACATTTATTGCAGATAAACCAGATGCTATTAAATACCAATTTACGCAAGCAGATGTTGAAGATGGGGTTTTTATATATAGCAGAGTTGGGCTAAAATCCAAAAAAACTGTAGCATTAGTAAGTTGGCTAAATCCAGCTGATTTTTACCGCAAAACAGTTGAGATGGTAGAAGATCCAATTGCTATACAAAAATGGGGAATTAAAGAATTAGAATTAGAAGCTATTGCATGCACTAGCAGAGGACAAGCAAGACGAGCAGGAGTGGCAGCTTTAATTTCTGATAGATTAGAACAAGAGACAGTAACATTTAAAGCTAGAGCTTATGCAGCTTTTATAAAACCAGGAGATATTATTGCTGTATCTGACTCTGAACGATTAGAAATGCGTGCTGGAGGATTAATTATTTCAGCTACTACAACCACAATTAATCTAGATAGTCCAGTGACGTTAGTGGTAGGGCAAACATATCAAATTAGTGTTACTTTGAGTGATGGTACTTGGCAACAAAAAACAATACAAAACACTGCTAATACAACTTCAGTTGTCACAGTAACTTCTGCTTTTAGTGCAGCACCACCACCTGAATCTAACTGGATATTATCCGGCAATTCTGTTGTTCCTAAACAATATCGAGTAATAAATAGAGTGCCTGTTTCAGAAACGATTGAAGGTATGCATGAAATTACTGCATCAGAATATGATAGTACTAAATATAGTTTTATTGATAGTATGTCAACAATATGACACCAGTACAATGGGCTTTTGATTCGTTGCCTCAACGAGTGTCTTCTAATGCTCCCAACGTTAATGTAGTTCCAAGAGAAGTTACAGTATCAACTAATCCAATTGGTAAACTATCAGCTGATGGTATTCCAATCACGGAAGGAGCAAACTTTTTTGATATTTATGTTTCTTGGCTTCCACCTCAACAGACAATCAATGGTTCTTTGCAAAATTCTCCATGGACAATTGGATATGTTGTAGAGATTAAGAAAGGATTGACAGGAGCATGGGAAATGGCTCAAAACACAATAGAGACATTTGCCATGTTTTCAAATATGCCTAAGACTACTTATTATGCAAGAGTCAAGGCAACATTTTTTAGCAACACAAATCCATCTGATTGGGCTGAGTCATTTATTATTGTGGATTACACAACGTACAGCTTAAAGTTAAGTGCTAAAATAAACTCATTCATTGCTTTAGATTTTTAATATGCCAAGCGTTAAATATATCGACGGAGCCGGACAACTACGGGAAAGAGCTACAACTTCAGGGGCTGGGACTGCCAATAATCCAGATGTGATGCAATTTGAATCAACAGCTATTGGGACTAAAGATGACACTGCTGCTACATCAGACACTGCATCAGCAAGTTTAATCTCTTTAGCAAAAAGATTACTAGTAAAAACTAATGTATCGCCAACAATGCTATTTGTAACTGGTACTGCAAGTACTGCTACTACCACAGCAGCAATAGCAGCGCCAGGAGCGGGAGTAAGTATTTATGTGTCTTTCATTAGAGTTGAATTAGAAGGTACTACCGCTCAGACTATTACTATTCGAGATGGATCTACAGACAGAATTCGCTTTTATTTGTCCTCTCAAGGTTCTGTCAAAGATATAAGTCTTGCAGCAAATAGAGAATTTAAGCTAACAGCTAACACTGCTTTGAATATTGTCTCAAGTGCTGCTTCTGCGTTTAATTACACAATCGGATATTTTGTCTTATGAGTTTAGTGCTGGAATTATCGCCATTGTGGCAGTTATCTAAAAACACAATTATCCCAACTATTAAAACAAGATTAGGGGATAATTACAGCCAAATCTTAACGCAGGGCATATCACCATATTGTGAATGGGATGTGCGCAGTCCAGTGTATAGCAAGCCTGAATTAGATGTTATTTTAGCTGATTTACGACAGTACTCTTTATCTTCTTTTGAATGGAGTCCTACAGGAGAAGATCTTAAAGAGTGTGTTTGTGATGAATGGACTGTAACCACAGTTGGAGAAAATCAATACACAATCTCTACTAAAATAACAAGTACTCAAGTAAGATCTAACGCCAGCATAATTTCTAAAGTTTACCCACCAAGAGTATGATATCTGCTTACATAAAAGAGCATATAATTGAACACGCAAAGGAGTTTCCAGAACAAGAAGTTTGCGGTGTCATTGTGGAAGACGTGCCGTATAGATGTACAAATGCTGCTGAGAACAAGCATGAAGCATTTGTTATTGAACCGGACGAACTAGATTTAATAGTTGGATACAATGACATCCAAGGTGTTTACCACACTCACTGGAAGACAGAACAAAGCGAATATCTAAGCCCGCCAGATATTTGTAATGCAAAATCCAGTAAGATAAAATATATTCTGTACCATTCTGCTTTTGAATCCTGGGACTTGTTTGATCCAGCAAATTTAGCTAATCCATTTCCTTTGTTCATTGACGGTTCCCCTAAAGAAGTCAACTATTATTTAAAGTGGCCATTTGTTTACAATAGGACTGACTGCTTTAGCTTGCTTAGAGCTTATTATAAAGGAATGTTAGATATATCTTTACCTGATTTTCCCCGTGGGTTTTCTTTGCAAGAAACAACATCTTCTTCTTGGAATCTAATAGAAGAGAATTTCCAAAAAGCTAATTTCCGTAAGTTAGAATTTGGAGAATTACATCAAAAAAATGATGTCATTGTTATGAGCTTAAACAACATACAACCTCACCATGTAAGCATAATAATTGATGACAATAACACTGGTTTACATAATCTAGGAGGTGAAAGAACTAGCGAATTGTTTGTTTATGGTGGCACTTACTGGAAACATGCAACACGATATATATGCAGACACAGGAGTTTTGAATGAATAATCTTAATCCTATCAAAGAAATACTTGAATATTGCTCAATCTCAGGTTTTCAAAGTGAAGAAGGATATGATTTATTTATATCTTGTCAAGACGATATCTGGATATTGATAACTGAACATTATCCTAGATTTATTGCTTTTTTACGCTCTAATAACATGCAGACAGATAAATTTGAACCATCTAAAATCAAATCAATTGTCTTGGTTTCAGTTGATGATGCATCTCATGCAGTTACTTTTGAAATCAGGAACATTAAAATCAATATCTTTAAGTCAGTAGTAAAAGTCAAATCATTATTTATAATTTTTTTTCAAAAGATGTTGCTATCCATTTTGGAATGGAGTTCTAACTTTTTAGTCTATGATGTTAAATAATTTAAGCCTGTGCCAATCAACACAGGCTTTGCTTTAAATAAATTTTAAATTTGACATGTCAATGGATTATAGTATAATTTTAGAGTACCATTTTTACCATTGTTATGGATTTAGAACAAGAGCTAGTCAAATTTTGTAATGAACCTCGCAATTACGGCGAGATTCTTAAACAATTTTCAACTTATCCTCCTGCAGTCGTTACTACTGCATTAAGTAAATTGCAAGCTGTGAATCTGCTTAAAGCAAACATACTTTGGGAGAAATGTTAATAGACTGACGAATTCAATATTTTCAATGCCTCTTCCAGGCAGAAGTTTAAGAGCGAAGCATCTTCTGGAGAGGCTTGTACTATTTTTTGTCTATACAAATCAGTTACGTCTTTGTAACTGTAATTACTATGCTCAGGAACTCCTAAAACATCTTTCCAGTTGATTGCATCAAAGTCATAATATCCTTTGCCAAATTCTCGCCTAAATTGTTCTCCTAACCAACCAGAGTTAGCGGTGGGTTTAGTCTTCTTAAAGAAACGTAGTAATGCTTGTTCATCTGTCTTTCTGACTGTGGGATGGACATTTCTACCACGTCTAAAAATAGCGTCTAAATACCAATGCTGTGGAGGCAAAAAATTATATCTTTCTGTGAACAACCACGTGACTCTCCCAATATCTCTTTCAGCTTTGTAAGCACGTAGTAGTTGTCCTCTTAGATAAGATATTTGTTCTTGTTGTTCTTTGGAGAATATCTCTCCAAACTCAGGCAAAGTGTCTGGAGTGTCTTCTTCTTCCTCTTTCACAAACAAGTGTCCACAATCAGGACAAATCATAGCAAAAATTGGCAGTATTGCAGAACAGTTAGGACATTCTTTAACTGGCATTTCTTCTGCTTTCTTAAACGTTGGACACAATGGTGTGGGGAATTTAGAGACAGGTAATCCAAGTCGTTTAAAATTATCCCCAAAGTCTAATAAATAAGCATCTTGTTTATCAGGATGCAATCTCAATGCTCTACCACACATCTGCACCAATAATGCTCTAGATTTAGTAGGACGGGCAATAATTGCAGCATTACAGCTAGTCTCATCAAAGCCCTCACACAATACAGATACGCTACTAATAACTTGGATGTCTCCACGTTTAAATTGATTGTAGATGTCTTTCCGGACAAATTCCGGAGTTTCACCGGTAACAACACTAGCTTTAATGCCAGCACTATTGAATTGTTCAGCTAAATCTATGGATTGTTTAACACCAGCGCAGAAAGCTATCGTCTTCCTGGTGGGGCATAACTCAAGAAATTTGTCTATAATAACTTTGTTATATTCGCTATTACAAACAACCTCTAAACTGTTTTGGGTAAAATCTCCAGCTGCTCCAACATCGAGTTTAGAGTAATCAATTAATCCACCCCAGCCAAAATGTCTAGCGCTGCATAAATGTCCTTGCTTAATCAATTCTTCTGGATATGGCGCGCGTACCATCGCTTGGAAGAATCTACAAAAACCTTCTCTCTTTTTAGTTCTCCATGGTGAAGCAGATAAACCAAGTACAAAGCATTTAGATTGTGTCCAAATGCCACCACTGTAATGATTTAGTAACTTTTCAAACACACTGAAATAAGCAGTGGTATGGGCTTCATCCACAATTAGTAATCCGATGTCTTCTGGATATTGTCTGTTTTGGATAGTTTGCACCATGGATATCTGAACCGGACATTTGTAATCCGACTTGTAATTAGGCGCTATAACGCCTATCTGCTCTAGTTTCACTCCATAGCTTTTTACCAGAGTAGATATTGTCTGTTCAATTAACTTAGTCCTGTGGACTAAAAATAAAATTCTCCTGTTCTTAGACAAGCAATCAGCGATAATCTTGCTGCTGATATGCGTTTTGCCTGCACCCGTAGGAGCGTACAACATAACACTGGTTATGTTGTTTCTGAATAACTGGTATATCCGGTTAATTGCTGACTGTTGATAGTCTCTTAGCATAAATGGAAAATAGCTACACATTCTAACAGTAAAGCATTTTGGCTACTTTGTCAATAGATATATCACTATTCCTAAAACTATTGACGTTATGTGTTTTTTGCTGTATTATTAACTAATTGTTTTGGATATAAACGCATGACTAGAGGGATACAGAAGCTGTTAGAAGCTATTAATTTACAAGATCCGTATTACTTCTCCTACGATTCTGAGGAGATTAAGACTGAAATAATCAAAGAAGGGCTGAGAAAAAACAAATTGGTATGGGAGATTTTTGAATATTTTCCCCCTGCTGCATCAGTTTTTGCAATTAACGAAAAAACCAGGAGTGTTGCTTTAGATATTAAGCAAGTCTATGAAGCATTTCCTGTTGGAGAAAATGCTATAAAATATGTCTGGAAAATATTTTATCAAGACAGCAATAAAGCATTAAGATACATTAATCTATTAATCAATGATGGATTAGCATGGGAAATTTTTGTGTACAATCCAATTTCTTCTATAATGCTTTTAGAAGAAGGTATTAGAGCGAAAGCAATAGAACTCAAGAATTTATGTGATACTAACTTAAATCTTGGAGAGGCAGGAACAAAACAAGCATGGCAATTATTCCAGCACGACTTTGACACTGCTGTAAGATATATCAAGACATTTGACAGTAGGAATAACATATACGGTACTTCTGAACAATTAGAGAAGGCGGTATATGAAATCAGTTGGGCAAGTAAAATACAAGGCCGCCCCAAAGTTTAAATGCTAAGATTGGTATTGATCTTATCTTTACCAGTCATGCAAAATCTTGAGAAATTCATAAGCACTAATTCTACTGCAATTCATATTTCCGAATTACCAGTAGAATTAGTTAAAGAAATTCAATCTTTACTTAAAATTACTGTAGATGGCATTGTCGGGAGCAACACCAAGCAAGCATTTATAGATTTTAAATCTGATAAAAATCTTGAGTATCCTCTATTTCTTGGTGCTACAACTGCAAAGGAACTATTAGAACTTCAAGATAAAGAAGAATGCTCGGCAAATGAGACAGACAAAGTCGATAGTCAACCAAGTATGATGCTGCCAGGTGGGAAAACAGTGTATGCAAATACATTAATTGTTGATAATGTTCCACTGACTTGGGGAGAAGCTACTAAAGACTGCACAAGAGTTCCTATATCGTCGGAGCATGTGGCAAACGCTATCAGATTAGCTAGAACATGGGGAGAAGTCAGAGATAAATTTGGCTCACCAATTAGAATTACTTCCGGCTATCGCCCACCTGCTGTAAATAAATCTATTGGTGGAGCTAGGAATAGTCAGCATATTTATTTCAAAGCATTAGATATGCAACCAGTTAATGGTGATTTTAGAAGACTTTGGCAAGTGCTTTTGTCCTCCAATTTTACAGGACTAGGAGATGCCGTATTCATGGGAAGAAATAAAGGATTTTTCCATGCTGATATACGCCCAAGTGGTAGAGTAATATTCCCCTATTAATGTATCAGCAAAGATATGGCAATCTAAAGAAGTATAAAAAGAAAGCAGCAATAGCACATAGCAATGTTGGTGGTAAGTGTTGTTGCTGCAAAATCAATGATAGTCAAGAAATACATCATTCTAGCTATAGAAAATCCGGAGACAGGTACGGAATTAACATCTTCCCCGTATGCAAATACTGTCATAAGAATATATGCCACTCTGCTACTAACTGGTTAACCAATAAAGATAATCCAGTCTGGAAAAATAAAAATACTCCAGCTTTCACTAAAATGCTACAGCGTAATTATAAGCAATTGCATAA